TTCGGTTGGCTTGACGATTCCATAGGCATCTGCCCTGCAATCTTTGATAGTGCAAAGCGAGCGCAAAACTGACACCCACGGCCCCGGTGTTGCGGCCTTTTCCAGCATCTCCAGAATGTCGATGTCAATCATGGCTTCCTATTCCTATTCCTATTGCAACTCGGACATGGGGTGCAGCTTGTCGGCATCGACAAACCAAGCGGGACGATGTCGATTGCCAAGATCGGCTAGTACTCCCAACGTCTCAAACTCATGGCCGAACAGCCAACCGTGGATAACCATGTGCGGCAGACTTTGTGACTCGCCAAGCTCGATCTCGCCGCTCACCAACACGAACTTCTGGTTGGGCTTGTCGTTCGGCTTCTTCTTCAGCTTTTGAATCCCGCTCCAACGAACCTCGCATCCCATAACATCGGGACGCCGCGTGAACTCGTTGTTGTGCCCCTCCCAGTACACGTTGAGAAACTTGGCGAACGCCAGCTCGGCTAGCGCGCCCTGAATGTGGCTACCCCAGCACTCGGAGGCCCGGCCCCAGCCTGCCTTTCGGCGATCCTTGGCAGCGTCGATGTTTCGAGCCACGCCGAGCATACTGGCGCGCAAAACTTCCTCCCATGAGAGCGGAACGTAGTGGTATTCGGTCGGAGTCATAAGAAAAAGCCCGGCCCCAAGGATCTGGTCCAAATCAAGAGGTGCAGAGCCTCACAAGGAGCCGGGTAGACCCACACGGGTCAGAATGGGATGTTATCGTCCACGCGCTTGGCGCTAGTCGCACGCTTCATGGCTTCGCGCATCTTCTCCTGCAACTCGGGAGACGCAGGAGGAGGAACGGGTGGCTCAGACCTCTGTCCGTTGTAGCCGCCTTCGCGAGGTTCGCGAGGCTCGTACATGCCGAGCAGAATCGTCTCGCCGTTACGGGCGTCCGGTACGCCAGCCGGGTTGAACCAACGGGACAGCAGAATTACCTGCCGACCATCCTTGGTTTCCACTACGCTGCCGACCGTCTGGTAGCGGCCCTTCACTGCGCCGTCCTTGGTGGTGTACTCGCCAGTCTTAACAGTCACATCAAAAAGTTTTCTCATGGCAACTTTCGAGCAAAACATGAATGCCGGGATTGTCCCGGTCCGTCTCTACAGCAACCGCTGCTGTCACTTTCGTTATGATCCGGTCATCGATGCTGAGGGCATCGCACATCCCATCAATAGCGGCTTTCGCGCGAGCGACGAGGTTGTCGCGGTCGTAAGAACGCTTGTTGGGTCGGACGAAGATCAGTGTCATGTGCAGCTCGGCGTCCACATCGAGAGTCTGCCCTCGTTTTTGGAGCGTTGTCTCAACCTTCGCCGCCTGACGTAGTTTGTTCTTGTGCCGGGAAAGTACGGCCCAGTGCACGCGCGCGTTCGGCGACAAGGCGGACGGCGGCCACGGCAAGTACAGCTTCACCTGTCCGACTCCACCAGCTCCACCTCGGCACCCCGCACCAGCTCTTCGCTCGACAGTTCGATGCCCTCCCGCTGCGCGGCGTCGAGCACCAGCTTCAGGCAGCCCGTAGGTATCTGACCCGTCTTCTGCCAGCGACTGACCGAGCTTGGGTTGCGCCCAACTGCGCGGGCAAGGGCCACGACGCCACCGAACAGGCGAATCGCCAGTTCCGCAGGGGGGAAATAGGTCATGGAGTCACTGTTGCACAAAGGGCAAGCGATTGCAAATGCATTCGGCGCAACGACTTGCGCACGCACTAGAATTTACTTTCCCGCGCTTGACCCGACCTGAACGCACGCTAGGATTCCCGCCTCGGTCGCAGTGACCGAACTTTACCGACAAAAAATGAACATCACAATTCACAGAGTGGCCAAAATCTTGGTCAACGAACCCGTGGCAATCACGGCAGGCAACTCTTTCTACGCGCAAACCATGACCATCTACAGCGATTACCCGCAACCCGGGACCCGAATCACTTTTACTTTGTTTCCTAACGGTTCCGACCTGAGCGAGCAGCTCAACTCCCTCCAGATCGTTCGCAGCGGGAGGGAAGAACTGTGATCGACCGCGAAACCATCGAAGTCACCAGCGAAGACCAGTGGCTGGCGCTGCGTGCTCACGACATTACTTCCACCGAAATCTCGGTGCTGTTCGGCCTGTCGCCTTACCTCGGCAAGCTTGAGCTGTGGCACCGCAAGAAGAACAACGAGGTGGTCAAGCTTCCGCCTAACGAACGCATGAAGTGGGGGTCTCGGCTGGAGTCGGCAATTGCCCTCGGAGCAGCAGAAGAAAACGGCTGGAAAGCCGAACCTCGCAAGTCGTACACCCGGATCCCAAGTCTGCGCATCGGGTCCTCGTTCGACTTCCAAGTGCAGTGCCCGAACCGTGGCGTTGGACTCCTTGAAGTCAAGAACGTAGACGGCGGCACCTTTGCCAAGCACTGGGTCGAGCATGCAACGGGAGACATCGAAGCGCCCGAGCACATCGAACTTCAGCTTCAGCATCAACTCGAAGTCGCGGACCTGAACTGGGGCGCAATCGTGGCGCTAGTTGGCGGCAACACGCTCAAGACCTTGATTCGCAAGCGCGAGCCAGATGTTGCTCAACGCATTCGATCCGAAGTCGCAGCCTTCTGGTCCTCTATCGACGCCGATCAGCCGCCCAAGGCCGACTTTGCCAAGGATGCAGAATTCATCATCAAATCCCTGCGTGCGACCTCGCACGACAATCTAGTGCTAGCCGCACCGCCCGGTTTGGAAACCAAGCTGGAGCAGTACATGAGCCTGCAACAGCACGCAACCATCATCGATGGCCAAATCGATGCGCTCAAGGCCGAAATTCTGATGGAGATTGGTCCTGCCAGCAAAGTGGTTAGCAAGTACGGCACCCTGTCGTGCGGCAACACCAAGCCCAATCCGGGCAAGTTAATCACCGCCGACATGGTGGGTCTGCACATCGGTGGTCGCGCCGGGTTCCGCCAGTTTCGTTTCACTCCCAAGGCCCGCTAAAGGAGGGCACCATGACCGATACGCCAGCAACCGTAGCTCCCCGTGAGCTTTCCCCCATCGAAAATGTCCGCGTCACGCTGCAAAGGATGCAGCCTGAGTTTGCCGCCGCGCTGCCGCCGCAAATCCCGGCAGAAAGGTTCCTCCGCACCGTGCTCACGACGGTCCAGATGAACCCCGAACTTGTCCAGTGCGACCGCCGCAGCCTGCTCGCAGCCTGCATGAAAGCCGCCCAAGACGGGCTCCTGCTCGACGGGCGCGAAGCTGCCCCCGTCATTTTCAGAAAGAAAGACAGAGACGGCGGTTGGACCGCAGTCGTGCAATACATGCCGATGTTGGGCGGTTTGTTGAAAAAGCTCCGCAACTCGGGCGAGCTTGCGTCGATTTCGGCGCACGTTGCGTACGAGAACGACAAGTTCGAGTACGAACTCGGAGACCACGAAAGCATCACGCACAAGCCGCACCTCGGTCCCAACCGTGGCGCACCCGTTGCCGTCTACGCAATCGCAAAGACCAGAGACGGATCGGTGTGGCGCGAAGTGATGTCAATTGACGAAGTCGAGAAGGTGCGGAACGTCTCGCGAGCCAAGGACAACGGCCCGTGGCGCGACTGGTGGGACCAGATGGCCATCAAGACCGTCATCAAGCGTCTGGCCAAGCGCCTGCCATCCAGCGCAGACATCGACAGCATCATCGCCAGCGACAACGAGGCTTCCGGCTTCGTCCAGCAGCAGCGCCCAACGGTCGAGGCTACCGTGACGGCAACCGAAGGCTCGTTGAGCCGCCTGCGTGCCTCCATTTCCGATACCAAACCCGAAACCACTCAGGAGACCACCAATGAGGCAGCCAGCCAAAACGAGGCCGGAGCCACTGTATCTGACGGCGAGTGATCTCGCGCATCGGTGGAGCGTTTCACTCGAATCGCTCCGCAGGTGGCGGCGAGAAGGCCGTGGACCCAAGTGGGTCAAGCTAGGCGAATCAGACAACGCGCTGGTGCGCTACAAGCTTGACGAAATCGTCCGGTACGAACACGAATCCCTCGACAAGGGATTGTTGACCTAAAAAAAAGGACCCCACTGGCTACCCAACCAGTGGGGTCCGGTCACAAGGTCTCTCGCTCAGCTTGTTCAGGTTCGCGCTGGCATGACTCAACGCAAACCCGGTGTTCGGTAGCCCTGCGGGGTCAGGAAGTCCCGCTGGGTGGGGAAGGGGGGAGGGAGGGACTGGGCTGAGGTGCAGATGGTGCGTCTGCACGACTACCCAGCAGGACTTTCAGGACTGGCCGAAGAACAGGCTTCAGTAACCCTAAGATCCTTGCAACGGGACCCAAGCCTAGCGCGGCCAGCGCCAAAATCAACACCTCGATTACGTCCACACCGCCAACGGTCACGGGCTCGTTGCTCTGCGGCGCATTTGCAATCGCCTCGGCGGCTCCGCTAGCAATGCTGCCGGGATCCGTAGCCAAAGCATGACACGCGGCAAAAAGCGCCACCGAAACTACGGCGGCAATGCGAATATCCGACTTCAGCGTACTCATCGGCGGTCCATTTTCTTGTTAAGCGCCTCTAAGACCCGATCCAATTTGGCGTGCAGCGCCTCCACGACGCTACGGAACTCATCGCGGGTAACGTATTCGCCCGCGACGAGAACCTCGATTGCAGCGACCTTGTTGGCCAAGTCTCGGTCAGCCTTGTGGAGCGCCGTCAGAGAATCCCAGACCACCTTGAGCGCCCAACCCAAAGCGGTGCTGATAACACCCAAAAGGATGTTGATGATTATCTGGACGGCGTCCATGACGAAGGAGAACCACAGTTTACTAAGTACTTATGCCCGTTATGGGTACGGTTACTTTGTGCCGGGGGACGCCACGCCCGTAAGCAAGCCTCGAATGTAGTCGGCGGTGTTGTAGGGGTCCACCCTGTACTCAGCCACATCCATTCCATACCCGACCGCCTTAGCCACCGGGGCCAGAGGGATGCCAGACAAAAGACTGATCAGCGTAAACACATCGCGGATATCCCTGCTTGTAATCTCATCAGCCGTAAATGCCTTATACGGAACAATCGTACCTCTGGCGGCAGCCTCTAGCTGTGAGATAACCGGGCTGGTCATCATCCGGTCATCGTACGGCTTGTTGTTGTAGACCTTGAGGGCCGCAACGATATTCGGGCCGAAGCCGGGCAACAGGGCTCCGGTGCCGGAAACCTGCGAACCGATGACCCAGTCCCAGACCTCGTCCCAGTAACCGTCGCCGTCCTCGTCATCGAACTCGCCGCCGAACCCGCGCGAGATACCGTCTCCGATTAGGGTCGGCAGGAACTGGATGAGCATGTACGCCATGACCAGTTGGGGCACAGCGCCCGCGCTGTAGCCCATCTCGCGAACCGTTCGCACGTATTCCGAGCCCTGAAGATTGCCCATGGCGTTGAAGTACCCACTGAAGTGGGTCAGGATCTTCGTCACGGCAGTCCCGCGCTCATACTCAGGAAGGTCCACGGCCTCAGTGCTGCCCTGCGACAGGCGGACGGCTGTGTCTGCACGCTCGATAGCCTCCTTGTCGCGGGCCTCCTCCGTCATGTCCTTCGGAAGGGTGTCCAACGCGGCTTGGTAAGCAGCGATCCAAGTCACGCAGTCCACCATCTGCTGGAAAGCTCTCTGACCAAACAAAGCGTGCTTGTCGAAAAACTTCTGCGACTTGTTGTAGAGGTTCGGGTTAAGCAGCAGTTCGTTGATCTCGTTTGTGATGTCGATGATCTGCCCCTCAAAGCGATGTCGCATAGCTTTGGACTTGTCGGTGATCCACTTCGTTGCATTGGGGATACCTCCGATGTAGCCAGCAAATCCAGAGCGAAGATAGCGAGCGTTGACGATTAGCCTTCGCAAAGCCACATACGATGACTCAAGAAATCCGGCATCCTTTCGTGGGCGCATCTGCGGATTGAGCGCCGCAAGAGCAGGAAACCATCCCGTAGTCTGCTGAAGGATGGACCTAATGGCAGCAAACATCACGTTCTGGGTCACGCGCTTTCGCGTGGCCGTCAAGAACCTGTCGATGAGCGGATCAAGGCCGGGCCGCTGCGTGATGTTATGGGCCGTGCCAACAAGCCACGGCTTCAGCTTGTGCAGACGCATGGTCGGATCAAACCGATCAGCAACAGCCGCAAAGTCGGGGTCGTTGACAATTGCCGCAACATCTTTGATCGCGGGCTGCACGTAGACGTAGCGGACAACGTCGTTCATGTGCCCAAGGATCAAGCGGATGTCGTTGTCGAGAGGCTTGTCGTTGAACTTGACGCGGGTCTTCGTCATCCCGTCGTTGACCTTGGCAGTCTGCTGACGGAAGCCTTGGTCAAGGATCTCAAGATCCTCGAAGCCCTCGGCGTTCACGTTCATAAACGAATCCATCTTGGCCGGGACGTAGCCGCCTCGATAGGTCTTCGTCTTGCCGTCAGGGAACGTGATGGTGAAGGAGTCTGCCTGCACTTCCTTCATCGGGAACCCATTCAACTCATAATGGGTCTGCTGAATCAGTGGCTTCAGTTCCTCGTAGAGATTCCAAAGATCCTGAAGTGCGTCAAGGTGCGCTTCGGTTACGCGACCTTCTGCAACCATTCGGTTAACGAAGTTCCACCACGCAGAAAAGTCTACGTTGCCTTTGCTATCGCGAGCGAGCCACTGACGGCCAACGAGGTTGTTCCCAAGGTTCTGCTTGTTGCCCATGTGCTGGAAGAACCCCAAGAGTTCAGCCAACCCATAGCCACCGTTGCCGTTTCCGAAGGTGTAGTTGAACTCCTTCGCGTCGATCATCTCGGCCTTGAAGTCGAGCTTAGAAACAATCTCATGCACACGCTTCAAATACTTGACGCGGGCGTCCATGTAGTTGTTCCAAGCGTTGCGAATCGGCCTCCAGATGTAGGTGTGGAAGACCCCGTTGTCGCCGTTGTCCATTGCGCGTACCCAAGCCTCGATTCGACGAAGCTTTGATGCGACACGCAAAACGCCTCGCATGTCTCGATCCAATTTGGACGGAGCTTTCAATTCGCCCGGCATCTCGCCCTTGCCGGGGACGCCGATCTCGCGCATCCGGTCGTTCAACAGACCAACCGCCTGCTTGCGGTTGACCAGCTTACCTTCAATTCGGACAAGCAAGTCACGCTTAGAACGGCCCCACAAGCTCTGGATGGCATCGCGCAGGCCGAAGAAGTCATCCATCGAAAGGTCCTTGTAGTTAGCCTGATCCGGCTTGGTGGCGCGAACGATCAGCGGCATCAAGTCCTTGGCAAGCATCGGACTGTACTTGTTCAAGAACTCGACGTACTCCATCGGGCTTTCCTCGGCCTTCTCGAAGCCGTGGCCAGCCAGAAGAGCGCGAGCTACGTTGACCAAACCAAGATCGCGGTTCTTGGCAATCTTATCGTCCGGGCGGAACACTCGGGCAAACAGAAGCTTTGCCTTGGCGATGTCCTCGCGCATCTCGGTGGCCTTCTTGGCCATTTCGTGGTACAGCAACTCACGACGCTTTGCGTCGATGGCCGCTTTTGCGTCGCCCTTCTTCCACGCAACCATGGATTCCTTGCGCGCGCGGGCTTCGGCCAGCTTGTAGTCGTACGGGCGGATCTCGCGGACCTTCTTCTCACCAAGAATCTGCTCCGCAGCGGTGCGTGCAATCTCGATGTAGTCACTCGCAGCGCGACCAGCCTTGTCCAGCCAGCGCAACTCGAACGCGATGAACTTGGTCCTGAACTTGTTGTTGAGGGCAGTGATGATTGCCGCCTCAACACGCTCCGGGGTCATCATCTCCCCGTGCTCCTTCTGCATGCGCGTGTCGATCTCGCGTTCAATCGCCTCATCAAGGTCCACGGCCTGATTCATGGCGAAGACCATCTCAGAGCCGGACTTGAACCCGAACATGTCGAACACCAAGTCCGGGTTGATGCCCCCGCGCTTGAGGTAGGCACGCTTGCCAATAGTGAACTGGCGCAGGAACGCTTCGGAGTTCTGCTGGCCAACCGTGTCAGGATACATGGCCTTGACCGCGTCGTAGTCGAGCTTGGTATCCTCGCCCATCTGCACGTACTCACCGCTGTCGGTGTAAATCTCGCCCGTGCGGAAGTAATGCAACGCCCGGTACACGGGGAGCGCACGCAGCTCACGCTCCACGACGGAGCGGAAGCCCTCGCGCAGCTTGCGGAACTTCTTGTTGACCTCGGCAAGCGCCTTACCCGGAGCCTTGCGCATCATCGCCATCTCCTTCAAGCGGATGGCGTCCATCTCAGAGATGGCCTGCTGCGTAGCGTCATCGTCGAGGGCCAAGTACTTGTTCAACTCGGTTGCCGACATGCTCGGCGCGTTCTGCGAGTCGAACATAGGCACCATGTCGTTGACCCACTGGGTGCGACGGACCTGCTCGTCCGTTGCCAACATGCGCTCGAAGAACCCAACGACCTCTGGAGTCAGTCCGGGCAAATCATCCCCGAACCTATCCTTGTACGCCTTGTTCACGGCGTTTTTCACGTTGGTATAGAACAGCTTCATAAACCTGCGGATGCTGTTGAACACGCCGCGAAGTTCAATCGTCGGGGCCTCGTTAGTCGCGACGTAGATTTCCGACTGGTACGCCAGCTTCTCCCAATACGGGCGCTGTTGCTCGAAGGTCATCGAGTGCCAAATGGCGAGCCGCGCCATCAGCGTCATGTCAGGCGTCCCGATACCAAAGTGGTTCAGCAGGACGGTGACCTCTTGCTTGGCCCATTCCGGTGCGTCCGGCTTGGCGGCAAGGTTGAAAAGCAAGTTCTGGTATCCGTGGACAAGCTCATGGAACCACGCGCTAACGTCGGTCTTGTCATCGAAAAGGATTTCGTTCATCTCCAAATCGATTTCCGCCCGGAAGCCATCTTGCGACTCTCCGTCCACGCGATCCGCGAAAAGGATTGGGCGCTCCGGTGTATGCAGTTCGTTAACTGCGGCATGAATGGCGCGAGAGCGAGCTACGTTGTTTCGATACTTTTTCTCCGATTCAGACATTCCCAAGGATCGTGTGCCACGCTCAAGGAAATCGTATGTGCGAACCGGGATGCCCGCGTCCGTAAGCAACTTGACGTAACCCGGACTCAAAGTATCGGGAACAATCGCGACAGCAAACTCGCCAAATGCCACAGCGCGTTGTGGCTTTGCTTCAAATAGATCAGACGAAGAGCTGCGTAGCTGTTGAACCAGCTCATTCAATTTCAAGACGGTCTCTTTGCGCAATTCCGGCGATGCAATATACCGCAAAGAATTTTCAGCAAGGAAAAGGCCGTTTTCTTTCATTACCTCGGGAGACCTGAAGCGGGCAATAATGTCATCCCAAGTAAACTCAGCAGCATTATTCCTGAACTCAAATATTGTTCTAAGAATAAACATTTCAGCAAAATTGTTTTTGCTGAAGTTATCCAAATTATCAGCCTTTAATTGGGACCGAAAGCTATCCCTAAAAGTCTGAACGCTATGAAAGAACTTTTCGATGTCGGTGTTGTGCTGATTTCTTTCAACCAACTTGTTTTTCATTTCGCGCATTTGCTCAAGTGATTCAAACCTGAGAGCCAATTCGGCGCGTTGACTTGCCCCACCAATCAATAAATCGCTCAACTCCTGCTGAATAGTTGGCCGATTTGCGGCCATCGTAGCGGAAATATTTTCCGGGGTAGCGTCGATCATCCCCTTGGTAGGATGACGAACCATTTTCCTAGAAGCGAAACTTAACTTAATAAACTCTTTGATGTAGTTAATAAAATCGCTTTCAAGAGAACCGTACCCGCCTATTTGATTTAGCTGCTGCCTTGCGGCGGCAACAATTAAAATGTCGTTTTCGTCATCGCTTCCTGCGCGAGCAGCAAGCTGGTAATGGCTAAGGTTTTTAGCAAACTTTCTTGCAGACTCATCTCCAGATTCCAAGGCAAACAAAACTTGGAATATCGGCGTATAGGTAAGAGCGGTTGCAAGATCCTTAACTAGGTTGGTTGAATTGGTGACAGCATTTTCAAGCAAAGCCTTTCCGACCTCAGTTGTAACCAATTCAATGTGATACTGAATTTGCTTGCTTTCACTCTGCGAGTGAAATGGGAATACATATTGATCAAGAGATTCGACAAATTCAGCCACCTTGTCATTGGCGAATTTAATTATGTTGGGGTTATCGCCAAACCCCGCTATGTATTCATCTCGAACAAGCTGTTCACCAGTCTTCCTGATCCAACTTGCTGGGATTTCTGACCAGAGAGCGTCTTCACCAAACTCATCTTTTATTGCCGCTTCAAAATCTTTGGCAATAACCTGAAAACTATGTGGCCCATCCGCAAACGAAGCGGCCACTTTAATCGCGGGACGCTGACCAGCATTGACTGTTGCAAAGTCAAGCATCCAAATCTCATATGGCGTAATGGCCTCTACATCGGGATCTGGAGATGGGGCGGAATATATTCTTTGCAGATGCGTTTCAAACTCTGGGTAGGTTGCAAATGCGTTGGAAACGGTATCGCCAAACCGATCAAGACCTCGAATGGCACCCTTCGTAACTTCGATAGATTCCCTAATTTCTGGGAACGATGCCGTATAAGCATCAACGTCGAAAACGGGCGTTCCTTTTTGGGGATCAACAACGCCTGCGGTTGCAACCAGCGTAATCGGACCAAAACTAAAATTACCTTGATCGGTAATATCGGTCCTAACTACCGCCATGGACGGACTGGGGAAAGCGCCTAGCCCCAGCGTCGCCGCCAAGTTATTTGGCGAAAGAGAGTGAGTCGCGATAAGATCAAGCGGCTCACCATTCGGCGCGTAATGTACCGCGCTTACAGAGGGCTTTGGGGTGGCATCAAGTTGCCCGGACTGGAGCTTTCTTCGCTGCTCGGACTTTCGATTTCGGACGATGTCTCGGACTCCATCTCGTTCTTCGATGGTGAGTCCAAGGTTTCGGGCTGCTTTGTCGCTGAGACTCGCGATATCGCCTGCAAGTTCGTAAGCGCGGGATGCCAAAGATCCTCTAGCAGAAGCTCCTTGAGTCCCTGTAATTCCTCCATCGTTGGGGCGGGTCCCTCGCTGTTCAGCCTCCGCTCGACCATCCCGAAGAAGCTGAGACTTAGAGCGTCCGGCATTTGCAGTAGCTCGCTCCGCGAGAATACCTTCAACGCCGTTCTGTAGATATCGTTGGACGATGCCTTTTCGGTCTTCATCTGTTCCCTTCCATTTCATCACCACAACGCTGGGCCAGCCGTACTTGGCCTGACTCCAGCCCTGCGAAGTCCAAAGCGTTACGAGATCCTTTACCTGCTGTTCCGAGTAGTACTTCGGATCGAACGGGACCTTCCCAACGACCTCGAAGCCAAACTCAGCATACAACGTCGGCAAGAACCCGGTCGGGTACTTCGCCGACTGCACCGCGAAGCAGTCTAGCGCGGTTGCACCTTCCTGTAAAGCCTTGAGCATTACGGCGGGACCGCCGATGCCACGGGCTCCAAGCTCGTTGTTCACGACGCTGACGATGACCTTTTCCTTGTCCGTCAGGCCCGTGCCTTCGATTCCGTATTCGGCAGCAGGGTTGCCCTCCTTAAGCGCAAACCAAATTTCTCCGGCCTCTTTTCCAGCGCCAAGCTGGTAGACGGTCATCTTGCCTTTGCGCACCAGCTTGCCAAGCTCAGACTCGGTGTACTGAGTTAGCGTGGCTCGCGAAGCAGACGCCTTAATTGCGTCCTCAAGCCCCTTCAGCGAAACGCCGCCAGTTTTTTGCGTTTGGCGCGAGGTCTTCCAACGGTCCAACATCATGTCCGTTGCCAGACGCGCTTGACGATGGCCTTCAATTCGTCCGTTGGAAATGCCGTCCAACTCCTGAGCCATCTCAGGCGTGATGGTCAGCAAGGGATTTGCTAGCGACCAGCTACGATAAAGCCCGCCAAGCTGCCCACCCTCTGCCAAATGCTCTTCAATATAGGACTTATAAAGAACCTCCCAGTTAATCGGAACCTTAAGTTTCCCTACTACAGTCCCACGAATTCCCGTTGGGAAGTCGGGGTGCATCTCAGGGCCACCTGCTGCCGTGAGATCAACGAACGGCTTTTCTGTGTCGAGCTTGACAACCGCAAAAGCATCTCCAAGACGATAAGAGGAAATGCCGTGCTTGGTTTCTACGGTTGCATCAAGTACGGCCTGAACATTCGGAACTCCCAGCTTCTGAACAGCCGCAGAAGCAAAAATCTTCATCAGATGAGCGCGCTCTTCAAACGAGAGTCGATCAAGCCAACGCTCATAAGCATCGGCTTCTAGCACGCCGGGGAATTCGCCCCACGCAGAAGGGAGTTCTTTCTCTTCCGGGGCCTTCTGCTTTTTGGAAGGCTTCTTCGGCTTCTTCGGCTCCTTCGGCTTCTTCTTCTTAGGAACCGACTTCCGAATAATGTCGTTTATCGTTGAAACATTTTCCTGCGAGATTCTACCGTCGTTGAGGTAGGCCCTAAAAGTTGCGCCGTAGCTCCAATTGACCGTGCTGTTTGAGGAGTGCATATCCTGCGACCCCAAACAAATAAGCATGTGAGTCCCGCCCTTACCGATTAGGTTTTTATGCCTCTTCAGATTGGACTTTCCGCGAGTTGCCCAAACGACGTTGTGCTCAATGTTCTTCTTGCGCCAGAAAAACAGCGGCCCTCCAAGCAGAGGAAACTCAACCTTTTTGTTGGGTGACTCCATCCCCGAACTATCGATGCCGTGGTAAGTGACGGCGGTGGCAGTTCGGTCAGAGACTGTTGGAAATAGAGTAACGCCGACAAGGTCGCTCCATTCAACCGTTGGGATATCCTTGTCCTGCAAAAGGTTCTCGACTTGGTCTACGCGAACCTTGACGGGCTGAATTTTTTCGGCCTTAAGCCTGCGTTCGACTTGCTTGATTTCAGCCTCGCGCCCGCGAGCAACGGCCTCGTCGATAACCGGGTCGGGCTTTGGGTACATGGGATGGTTGACATCGTCAACCCGCTCCACTTCGGTCGCGGCCTCCGGCTCCTCGGCGACCTCCTCGGCGACCTCCTCGGCTACGGGCGCGGGCGCGGGCGCGGGCGCGGGCGCAGCCTGCTGCTGACGAGCCTGCTGTAGCTGCTCGATAGATGCAGTGATGCGCTGCACGGATTCTTCAGGCAGACCCATGGAACGAGCCATGGACGCCACCTGTTCAACAGTTTGCGTCTCGATGGATTCGGCTGAGACGCCCGGCATCAACTGCTGCAAGGATGCAATCGCAGCGGCATACGGGTCCACAGCGGTAGCGACCTCAGGGGCAACTGCTGGCTCGGAAACCGGGGCTGCTTCTGCCGTTGCCGCCTCGGCTTCAGCTCTGGCCTTAGCTGCCGCTTCTTCTCGGCGCATCCTAAGCGAGAACGATTTGCCCGACCGCGTCTTAATCGTCAGGTCACCGTGGAACTTGTTGAACGCCTGCCACGGGGTTGTCGGCCTGCCTTCGCGGGTTTCACGATCCGCCATCGCAGCGATGTGCGAGCCGTAAATCAGGCCAGCGGCATTCGCCTCGTCCTTGGATCCAAACACTCGCAGTTCACGGAAGATGTCGTTGACCAGTCCCGTGATCTCGTTGAGTTCCTTCTCCCAAATGTTCTTCTCGTCGCGGTGCTTTTCGACAAGCTTCTTGGTGTCCGCGACCGCCTTCGCCTTGTTGGCGTTCATCGCATCAAGCTCGGACTGCGTCATGTCCGCAGGGCTGAACTTGACATGGCGACGCAACGCTTGGCCCATCGGCGTGTTGTCAACGAAGGAAAAGTATTCTCCTGTCGAGACCACTACATGCGGCTCGTTAACATCCATCTTCTCCAGCGCGACGGCGAAGGCCGGAGCGGTCTTGCGCAGCTCTCCGAGAACCTCGTTAACGACCTCGTCTCTGCCAGCAAACTCTTCTACCGAAACGCCTGCGGCCTTTGCGGCCTTCTCAACACTCTTCGTAAGCAGTTCATTCCAAGCCTTTTGCAGGACCTTGGTATCGATGTAGATGTTTTCTGCCGAAGTATTGTTTAGCTGCGTGTTCAGGTAGTTGGCATGCAGTTGCGGGTTGCGCTGAAGAATCGGATTGTCCTTGACATCGTTCTGAAGGTCATTCAGAAGCTTCAAGCCCGCCTTGCTTCGCGACGAGCGATACATGTCGCGGAACAGACCAATCGACGGCAGTACCGGAGTCATCAACCCGCTGACGAGTGCAGACTGGCCAATCGTCTGCGCCCACCAATTGGGATCGGACAAAGCCGAAGGGCTATCGTCATCCTTAGCCGCTTCGCTAAACACCACCGACGTAATGCTCTGCGCGATTTCCTCAGTGGTTTCGACGCCCCAATCCTTGATGAGCGTTTTGCCCCACTGCATGCCATCCTTCTCCAGAAGGTTCCCAATCAAGGCTCTACGAAGCCCGGCACGCAACGCAGCTTTTTCGGCTGTCCCAAAGACCAGCCTCTTTGCCTGTCCCGTCAAACCGCCGCCGACGCTTTCAATCGCGGCTTGGATAAACGAGCTAGTTTCCGACATGAACTTGGCTTCGTTTACCGGGACGCCCTCGCGCAGCATCTCGGCCATCTCGCCGGGCTGAATGATCTCCCAAGCCTTTTTGAGAGATCCAATCGTAAAGCCAAGGCCAAAGCCCGCCGATGCCGTGATGCCTGAGCCGGGGCCAGTTACGGCACCAGCAGCACCGCCTACAACTGCTCCACCAATGCCGTAAGCCGTGCCCGTAATCGTAATAGGCACCATGAAGTCGAGCACTGAGTACAAAGCATCGCCAGAAACATTTCCTACCTGAGAAAGTTCCGTGCGCTTTTTGGCAAGCTGCAACAGTTCAATTCGCTCTTCCTCTGTAATGGTGTTTTTTGCGTCGATTTTCTCAACAAGCTCTGCCTCGCGGCTAGATAGATCCATCAACTCTTTGGCGTAGTTGCCAGTGTGGGAGATGTATTCCATCCTTCTCCTAAAAAGCTCAGGAGTAATCGGAGGAAATAGAGTTTCCCAAAACGAAATGCGCTCCGACGCCTTCTTCAAACGATCAATCTGATCGTGGCTAATGCGCGAAAAGCTGACATCCTGAAGGCTTTCCGCAAGCTTCGGATACTTGGAAACGATTTCCTCACGCTCCAAGTAGCGGCGCTTGAGGACTTCTCTAACAACATCAATCTGATCCAGCGCCGTGGACTCAGGGATGCCAAGTTCCTTGGCAATGAGTTGTGATTCTGCCGCAAGATCGGGGTCGATCTTTGCGGCATCAGCAAGCATCCGGGTAAGGTTTCGCTCTCGAAGACTCGGCCCCTTCATGGCCTTGGCAATCTCAAGCGCGTAGGGCTTCTCTTCCGGCGTCGTGGGAACGCTCGGTTGTTGCGGGCCGACAGGGTTCTGCGGACTGGGCGGATCCTGAATAGAAAACGGATCAGCAGGCGACGAAAGCGAATCGTCTTCTTCGTCAGAAAAGTTAAACCCGGAAATCTGTTCGTTCATGTGATTCCTTATATTGTTAATAGCGATTGTAGGTAGGCCAGCCCCTAAACGTTCTGCTCTCGCGACGAGGAGGTGTAGGCTTTTGCCAACTAAACCTGCCATTATCAAGTTCTGTCTGAATGTACGTCTCTACCCAAGTTTGTTCATCTTGACGCATGTAGCTGCCGCCACGCAACGGGCTAGAGAAATTGTTTTGATCAATGTATCGCTTAATATCTTCAAGTTTGCTGGGTGGAATTGAAGAAAGAGGAATCCACTGCATCTTTCCGGTCTCTGGGTTTTTCACAAAAGCCCCAAGATCGTCTTCGCCACGACGAAGCTTTTCGTAAGTTCCTTCTCCCTGCTTCAAAACCTCAACAGAACTCGATTTCTGAACAAACATGTCGTTAACAACTTTTTTAATTTCCTCGTTAGTTAGCTGGCGGGAATTTTTAAGGACGCCGCCTTCAATGCGCTGAACCTGCCTATCTAATTCTTCGATATACCAGCGCCTTTCACTAGGCTCGGTAAGCCTCATTTCGTCAAGCTTAGAGTTAAGCTCTTCGCGCCAAGTAATTAGGCTGCGCTGCTCAAGCGATAAATCTCCAGTCATCCTCGCCCGCAAAGCCATCACATAATTAAAATCGCGGCTGTTAAGCGATCCGCGATAACGGACGAAAATCTCTTCCGGGCTTAAATTAGTTAGCTGCTCTGGGTTGTTTTCCAATTTGGAAAGCACAAGGCTGTTTGTATCCCAGTCTTTCTTAGCGCGATCATAATTCAACAACACCTGATCCATGCCCGTGCTGCGAAGTTGGTTCTGAGTCAGTGGATTAATGTCCGAAAGCTGGCCGCTTTTGGCCTGCATTTGCGACAAAGCATCCTGTAGCGCCATGGCTGAGAGTTGGGCGCGTTGCTGCCGCTGGTTTTCGCTCATGCGGTTAACGGCATCACCCATAATGACGGCTTGACGTTCGTTGATCTTGCCCGACGAAAGCCAGCCGTGAACCTTGTTCAACTGTTCGTCTCGCGATGCGTTGAACATCTCTGGGCTTTCAAGCAGGCTCTTGACCATCTTGGTTTCGTTGATGGTGGTAACCGCCTCGCCCATGCGGGCCAACGTATCCGGCGACACTTCGCCCTCGCGGCCCTTCACGAAGTCGTAGTACTGGACGGCATCGTCATGCCTATCGCCGCGCGCGAGATCGTCGAACATCTTTGCGTGAGCGGTATCTGACGCCGAAGCCAGCATCTGCTTGCGAACGTCATCGCTGACGCCACGCAGGTCGGCGATGGCGTTGACCTCGTCCATCCCGGTCTTCCAGTTGCCCGTGGCGGCGGCGAAGTTGCGCTTCGAGATGTTGCGACGGTAGTCCTCGAACGAGCTTTGGATTCGTGCTTCGGCAGAGCCAATTGCATAAATCTCAGACTGCTTTGCATAATGCTGATCAACGGCCATGGTTGCAGCCATGGTCCTTCGCGTAAACGCATCCCGAACCAATCGACGCTGAACTGGGTTCTGGGCGCGTTCTTCCAGCTTCTTGCGGGCCTCTTCGATGTCCTTGAACACCTTGTCCCGCGACTCGATGGCCCCACGCCCAAGCTTTGCCTCGTACCCTTCTTTCGGGTCGTAAACAATCTTGCGAATGGAATCGGCGAAGAGGTTGTCCAGCTCCTTGGCCGCAGCATCGTCAAGCTGGTTCTGCTGCCGCATCTGCAACGCATTCATGCGGAACGCGGCCTGCGCCAGCTCGCCAGTTGCCGCCCCCATCTGAGAAATCTCTCGGGGGGTCTGATCCTCCATCGGGATCGTGCGCGGCGCTTGGACCGCAGGCATCTGAATCGGCTGAAGATCAACAGAGGTAAATCTAGGAACTTGAACCATGGTTAAATGTCACTCGGGTAGTAGCCGCGATTCTGTGCAACTGCATAACTGCTGGCGATGCTTCCAGCAGAACCAAGCAGGCTTGTCGCTGCGCCCACATACGGGCGGATGGTCCTTCGGGTAGACGCCAAGTTCTGCGCGCTAACGCCAGCCATCATGCCCTCGTTCTGGATGTTCACGCGCTGCATGCGCGCGGCTTCCGCCTGACGCACGGAGTTCGCGTTGATCGTGATTGCATCCATCTCCTTGACGAGATCGGCGGTCGCCATCGTCTCGGCGGCGCTGCCTACGCCCGCCTGCACGCCGCGCGCGCCCAGCGAAGCTTCAGCCGCAGCCTTCTGCGCGCCCGCGCGCATCTTGTATTGGCTGATCTGCTGCTGCCCGGATTCCAAGATCGACTGCGCCTGATACTCGGCGTTGCGAGCGTTGATGGCGGACATCGATTGCTGGAACTCCAGCGACAACTGCTGCGACTTGAGCTTGTAACGCTCGCTCTTTGCGGCGTAAAAGCTGCCGATGGCTCCTTGCAAGGCGCTGGTCGCACCAAGGAGCAAACCCAACGCCGCGTAGTTGAACTTGTCCGGTGCCGGATTCCCGGCACCCGGAGCAGCAGCCCCACCAGTTGGGTCGAAACCAAACTTGGATGCCTGAAACAGCGAAAAGTCATCCTCGTTCATCACCCACCTCCGATAACGGTTTCCGTGGTCAAGCTGGTGATTTCCAGCGGCAGGGGATCAGTCTGACGAACGAGCACCGTGCCGTCCCAATCCCACGTTGGCGTCAAAAGAACATCCACGTTTTCGCTAACCATGGTCGCGCTTGTGTTGTACGGATTGGACTTCACCAGCTTGTCTGCCGATGGCCCCATGTAGAAGTCGCCTGAGCGGAGCACGCGCAGGAACGCCTTGCTGACGTTCTTCACGCGATACTGACCAAACCCCTCCATCTGAAGCGTCACCGGAAGAGTCTTCAGTTCTGCCGTGATGGGAAGGCCGACAAGGATCTTCTGCCCAGTAGTAGCTGGCGTGGTCAGCGTGATGGATCCGCCGCTCACCACCTTGGAAGGCTGGATCTGGCCGTTGACCAGCACGCTTACCGTATTGCCGTTGAGATGGTCGAGGCCACCAACCGAGGTCACCGGACCTGCGCCGACAGTGGTCTGCAACGCGCTGTCCATGAACCATGCGTCGGCAAGCGTCGCGTACTCGCGAGACTGCATGCGCTCGACGTAGCGCAGCGGACTGGCCTGTGTCCCGCGATTCACGATGACGTACAAAAAGTCTTCGTCTCCCTCAGGAACGGATGCGCACGACTCGAACGTGCCCAGCGTGTCGTGCTGGTGCCACGCACCAACCTGCTCTTCGGGGACGTAGGTCATGCCAAGCAGTTTCCCGCTGGTGGAAATGAACCACAGAATCGGGCGCGGAGCCTTGCTGTAGGTCATATCGACGATGTCGTAATCGTCGAACAAATGCGCAGCGCGCATGCTCAGGTCGCCCGTGATGTAGCCGTTAGCCTGCCAGTTGTACCCCATCTCACGGACATGGCCACCGCGAGACGCGACGTAGACCATGGTGTTGTTGATTATCTGGGGCTGCGCGTTGTTGGCACCGATGAATGACTGCGGACGCACCGAGATGGTGAACGGCGTCAACGCATCACCGTTGACCGAGGTCACGCGCCATTCGGCGCTGTTGGTCAGCAGGACAAGCTGCTGCAACGGAACCATGTGCCTGATGGTGTTGGATTCGCGCGCGGCAACTTGAAAGAAGATTCTATCGGTATCCTGCGCGGGAAGGTGGTAACCAAGATCCGACTCGGTCCCCGACGCGGTCATCCACACGGCCTGCGGTTTGGTAATGGTCCCGCCAAAGCAGCGGCGCTGCTCGTAGTAGCAAACAGCGGCTGGGAAGTTGGTCGAGGTCTGAAGATCCGAACTGAACAGCGGCGGCGTCTGTCCAAGGTCGGGAGCGATGTTGTCATCCTTGAAGGTGACAGGCCCGTTGGCTGGTTGCTCGACTTGGCCGATGTACCCGAACAGACCGCTCTGCTCCTTGTAGACGTTGTAGCGAACGGCCCCCTCCATCCGATCCCAACTAATAGTGTTGTACGCACCAGTGACATACAAGTTGTTGGTGACGCTTACCTCCGCAGAAGCAAGGCTTTCGTCGAGACCCGGACCAATTGCCGACACCTTGTACTTGTTGACCGTATTGATCGTCGGGTTGCTGAACTGCATCTTGCCAGTTCGACCAATGCGAATAATGAAGCCAGATGCGGTGCCGATGTTTACAAAGGCCCCAGTGCCGTTTGGATCCGTAGTGATTTGAAACGTGGTTGCGTTGGCAGGACTTAGAGCCTTGACGTAGTAGGTCGTTCCAGCCGTGACGCCCGATGGAACCCCGTTGAGTCCGACTTGGTTGAAGATGACGGGGCAACCAACGGCGAGGTTGTTGGGATTCGAGGTAGTAATGGTGTTTGCCGTATCGTCAGAAGTGCAAAGCCATTCGCCGAACGTTGATCCTTCCGTGTTGAAGTTAACGTCCTTGCCTCCGTCGTAGGTCTTAAGCGTGACCTCTCTGGTGGCATCGGCTCCACCATCGCCATCGTTATCTTGAATCAGGAAGAACTTGTCGTTGACGAAGTTCCATTTGCAGTTGCTGATGTAAACCTGATCGTTGTTGGCATAGCCGTGATCGCTGTCAAACGTGAACAGCGCCTTGTCAACTCCACCAGCGGCGTTGCCTTCGTACTTGCGAATGAAGTCAATTTCGATTGCGCCGCCAAGGTTGGCCGTCACCGATACGTTGGTCGGAGTCGCAACCGTCCCTTGAAACGTCAGTGGAATCATGCGCCAATCGGTTGCGCCATACCTGCGCAACTCCATCGGCTGGTAGTTCGGATGAACTAGCGTCAGCACATCGTTGGATTGCGCGTAGTGAATGCTGAAGATGTCGGCTTCAGCGTAGGGCACACCATCAGACCGATGAGTGGGAATCTCGTATTCCCCGGTGATGGGCTGCAACCACCAAAAGGGGCTGCTTGTTGCGGGGCCAGTTACTGGGGCATCGTACGACTCGCCCTGCGTGTTGCGGTAATAGTAGACGCGGCTCGAAAACAAAACGAGTTCGCCTTGGCGGTATGCGTAGGACCCGGTACTGGAAGACGCAGCGGTAGTGAACGTAAGTTCCGGTCCACCAGAAGTTGCCGCGATTTTAAACGTGTTGGTAAGTGGCGTCGAAACGTAGTAGACGCGGTTGGCAACAAGCTCAGGAGGCAGATTGGCCCCAGTAAAAAACACTGGATCGCCAGCGACAAAAGTGTGGCCAGACCAGTTGACCGTGCTGGGTGCCGTGAAGGTGACGGATGTGCTTTTCGGCTTGTACGCGGTTGCGGACGGAGCGGTTAGCACCGCGCCGTTGGTGTAGAACCGGAAGAACGAAACGTTGGACGCATTGATGCCAAGTTCGATCACAACCGACTGAGTTGTGGAGAACACAAACGGAATCAGTCGCGACTTCTTCGCGCTGTTCCCAGTTGCCCGCACGAACAAGGTGCCCGGTCGGTTGTACGCAGGACCCTGCGGCTTCGTGATGAAGTTCCGCAGGAGCGCCGCGCCCGTCTGGTACTTGGAATCGTCGATCCTCCCGAACATCTCGGGACTGATCTCGCCGCCACCAAACGACCGAGTGTAAATGCGCGTGCTAGGCATAGGTCACCGTCCCGACATCCAAGGAGTAATCTGTTCCGGCTTGACGTTGCGCTGAGTCGCGTCAAGGGTTTCGGCCTTGCCGAGGTACGCCATCATCATCTGCTGGCAACGCTTGGCTTCAGCGGATCCCTGATCGCCCTTGATGATTGGACCAGCCAGCATGCTGGCCAGATGCCACGACAGCGCCACGACAAACGTCTGCGAGAACGTTCGCGGGTCCGTTACCCGGTAAACAAATCGCACCTTCGCTTCGGGCTGATCCGTGTAGATGATTTGCTCGCCATCATCGTTGGTTTCGATGGTGTACGGCTGCGGGTTGTACATGCCAGCAGCCACCACCGGAGCCGTGTAGTACTGGGAGTTCGGCGGCGAGAACTGCGTGCTGTAATCGTCCGAAGAATCGGGCGGCAGCACCGCCACGATCTTGGCCGCGTTCTCCGGCATGAAGTAGGCGAAGTCGTACTCCGTGGAGGTGTTCGGAGCAGCAACGAGAACTTCGCGGCGCATCGCAAAGTTCCACTGCTGCATCTCAAGCAGACTGTCGCGAGCAATCGGATAGAACGTGGCGCAGTAGCTGCTCTGCACAGACCCATCGGTTGGGTCGATGCTGGTGATCTTCCCGCCTTCGCCGATGTGCGAAAGCGCCAAGTTGCAGATGTCCACCGCCGTCGTGCCCACGCGCGAGACCTTCTCCCACACGTTGAACGCCGCCGTTTCCCACTGCGTCAGACCAGCGCCGCTGAAGTGGGCCGCATCTCCGGGAAGCTTGTAGAACTCGTTGGTTTCGAAGGTGCCCATGTAGGGGTCTTCGTAAGCAAGCTTCTGCACCGCGTTGCGAACAAGCTCAGCACTTTCTGCGGTGCTGTTTGTGGCCCACGGCTCCGTCGTGATCTTGCCTTGAATCCACGGAATTGTTTCGGCAAGACCGCTGTACATGCCACGGTCCTTGATGGCTTGGCGCACAAGGCTCTTAAACGCGCGCAGGTTGTCTTCGTAAGCATTCGCCCAAACTGCGTTTGCTGTATCGCTTTCGCCCTGCGACATGAACACGCCTACAACTTCAAGCGTGTTGCCTTCCGACGCGGCTGCGGCAACAGCGGTATCGAGGATGTCGAGGAAGCGCGTGTACAGACTCTTGGAGGCTCCGGGCGACCAGTTGCTGTGGGCCGTCGTGTCAAACCATGCGGCGCGCGATGGATTGAGTCCGATGGCACCAAAAGTGAAGCCCTGCTCGTTTTGAGCCAAGCAAGTGCTTCCGACGCCGAGATTGCAAACGTAGATTTCCTCGCCGAGGGCCTGCTTAAGGCGCATTGCGAGACCGACATGGTAAGCCGAGTTGTGGCCAATCGGACTTGCTTCAATCCGCAAAAGGTTCCAGTAGTAAGGAACGCTGTAGGAGTTCGGGTAATTAAACCCCGGTGGGAACGGGTTCGTCTTGTTGGCCGGAGCGGTCAGCGTGCTGTAAATCCTTCCTTCAAGCTTGGTCCAAGGAAAGAAGTAGCCCCACTTGTCAAAGCGCCCAGTCGGAGTGTTGGTCTTGTACCAGTTGCCCGTCTGCACTCCGTTGAACGAAGTGCCAACAACTTGCGGCGAATCGCAAATGTGTTCCAAGGAGTATTCAAACTCGAACACATCCCCAACATGCGGTGCCTGCTGGTAGGTTCCTTCAACAACGACTTGATGGTCGGTGGCGTCAGTGCCAACCGAAATGATTCTTTTGGCTACACCGATATTTCCTGCGTGCGTTGAATATGTGCACCGAACGATGACGTTCAGCAATGTGCCCGATGATGGGTTTGTACGGAAATCTCTCCAGCGGATGCCAAAGTAAAGTCGCGTGTTTCCGCCTTCTACTGTGGCGGTGGTCTTGTTGACCATGTTGAAAAAGATCGACTCGTCCGCGATAGATGCCGGAGAAAACGGAGGATCGACCGTGATCGTGTTGGCCGTGTTGGCCGTGATCTTATGAAGCGTGTTGGTCAGTCCACGCTTGATGACTACGTCATTAAGCGAGTTGTCGGCTGACGCCGTGATGTAAAGCGCCATGGTGCTCGTGCCACCTGAGCCAACTGCGCCAGTGCCCGGGTAGTACATGTAGCCGCTCGATGCCGGGTTGTAGAACGTCAAGTACTTGACGCTCGGCATGGCGAGGCCGCGAATGTTGACCTTGGAGTACCCGTAGAAGTCCCCCGGCACCGTGAAGAGGTCGCCTTGGGTGATTGACATCTTCGGGACGGCCATCAGGTCGGCGTTTGGATGCAGCAGAAGCCACGAAGCATCGTCACCGATTGGGTCCGAGTTGCTTTGCCCGAGCGAGATGAGAACTTTCTTGACGGCCATGTTTGATCCTGAATGCAAAAAGGGGCCGCACTAGGCGACCCCTCATCTAAAGAACGTTAGCAATGCAATTGAATCAGGCTTCGCTTGGGGTCTGTGCCTGCCGCCGAACCCGAGTAAGTACACGCCTCTTCGGCGCTACTTCGGGTACAGCGGAAGGCTTTTGACCAGCAGTTTCCTGCGGTTCATCAAGGCACTCAATGTTGAGGCAGGGCGGTCCCAAATACTCGAAGATCGCACCTTCATCACGATAAGCGTTATCGATGAAAACAGGACACAAAGCTCGATATCTAGGCATGGCTCAGACGATGGTAAAGCTCTTGGAGTAGTACGTTCTGCCGTCCAGCATCTGGATATCCTTGACGAGTTCGGCACGAATCGCACCAGCAGAGATGGCACCAACAATCGTGTAGTAGCCGGACAGATACCTAGCGCCAGTCGCACCAATGGTGCCACTGATGGCGGTAATCAGGCCCGGCAACGGAACGACGATCTTGGTTGCTGGCGTGCCAGCCCCAACCGCTGCCGTGTGAGCGACAAGCTGCGCAGAGGCATAGAGTCCGCTCTGCACAACGGTTGAACTGCTGGACATGTCCGCATTCGGGCTGACGGCCAGTCCAAAGCGAACAGTTCCAGCGCCAGAGAAGGCTGTCGTGACCGTGACAAGGAGGGACAGCGTTTCGCCGTCCCCCAAGTCACGCGCCATCGACAGATCAACCTTGTCCGTGGAAATGATGTTGGTATCAGTTCCAGTAACGGTTTGCCCGTTTGAAAACAGAAGTAGTTGATCAGCGATCATCAAAGCCTCCTTTGGCTTTATCCAACGGTAATGCCAGTCGGATAGCTCTTCTTGCCATCCTGAACGCCGATCACAACATCGGAGATCACTCGGCCACCAGTTGTAAAAGTGCCAGTCGGAACATACCGAAGGCCAAAATACAACTGACCGAGATTTCCCTGCACGGCAGCGGCTGCGTTAACGATGCCCGCAAGAAGCGGGTTGATGCGAATAGCGCAAACGTAACCCATCTTCTGGCCCGTAGGTGCGATCAGCGAAACAAGTGGGATCACATCCGAGAAGCCAACAAGCTGAACGTTGGCGCTAAGGCCAACATCAGAAGCGATGACTGCTCGAACCTGAAGGTTGGTTCCGCCAGCAAAGGTGCCAGTTACGCGAGTGTAGACATAAATGTCTTCACCCTCACCCATGTCCCTGATGGCACCAAGGTCAATTACGTCGGAAGAAATAATTTCTGCCGCTCCGGTAATTGCCTGACCGCCAGCCGCACGATCTGCGGTGCTAGTAAGACTAAGACTTGCGTCAGTATACATTGTTGATTTCTCCTTTTATCAGACCGTGGCTTCGGTGTTGAGGATCGAGTCAACGCAACGAATCGGGATGCCGAGGAACGACAGCCACGAAGTGGCGGTGCCGAACTGGCTCAGACCCTGATTGACTGCGAGAACGTTCTGCGCCTTGTTCATGGCCTGAATCGACAGGTAGCTATGCACCGTTCGATTCATGTAGAACACAGGGCGGCCCATCTTGAGATTCGGCGGGCGATACATGGCGCGAGCCATCAGTTTGACAAGCTGAGTGTTTACGTTGTCAGCCTGCGTACCAGTGCTGGTACCAAGGTCGGAGGGAAGAATGTTGGGGATGCGAACCACATACCTCCAGTCCTTGACCACCAGACCATTCTTCCACTGGTAGCGGGTCACCAGTGCCTGCATGCGGTTCGTGCTCGAAGCCGAACCAGCGGTAGAGCCTTCGGTGTAAACCGTCTGCTCGCCAAGGTCTTCATGCATGAGACCCGCCTTGCTGCCCTTCGGGAACGGGCAATAAACCGTCTGATCACCCCAGACAACGAGGTAGACCGAGGTCATCGAACCCGAAGAAGAACCGCCAGCGGACAGAATGTTCTGACCATTTGCGGCAGAGCTAGACGAATAGCGGGGAGCCAGACCAAGGAACTCCTTCGGATCAACCGAGGGGTTGCCATAGAAAAGGGTCGTGGCCATGCGCTGGTTCATCGCCTCAAGGAACGCCGTGTCTTCGGACAGGCGGAACTGCGCGGTGTTGCCATTCAACATCGCGAGATCCTTATCGACCTCCGAGCGGGCCTCAAGAATCGAGCACGCCTCGTCCACCTGAGCGGTCGTGCTCTTGCTGGACGGGATACCCTGATTCAACGAGCGCCAGTAAACGGTCGGCAGACCAGTGCGGATAACGACGCGCTCGCCAGTGGGCAGGTTACCCTCCTTAAACACGCAGTCGGTCAGAATCTCGTTGGTCTGCGAAAGCAGCTCAGCAACGACGGGAACCTTGCCGTCTGGATCGGTGCGCTTAGCCCAATCAGCAAGGGTAAGATTAGTTGCGGTCAACGTAGCCATGAGTCATCAAGCCTTCTTAGAGTACAGAACATTGGCAAGGTCATTGAATGTCTGAGGTGCAGCAACCTTGCCGCCCTGAGACCCTGCCACGAAACGATCCTCACTAATCGCCTTTCCGGCGCGATACATGAACCGGATGACCTCCGGGTGATCGCCAAGGCCGGAATCGTTCAGCAGACTGCGGAGTTCCTTGGTGCCAAAAGCATCAAGCGCCTTGCGGGCGACGCTTAGGTTGGCATCAAGCTTCTCTCCCCCAAACTCAGCATCAGCGCGAGTGTTCTGGACCCACTCGTTGCGGATGGTCTGAAGCTGCTGGTTCTGACGCTCCTGAAGCTTGGGAGCCATCGTGTCGAGAACCTTCTGGGCTGAATCCTGAGTGAGATTCAGTTCCTTCGCGACGTTGCCAAATACTTCCAGTACTTGGGAATCGAACTCGAAGCCTTCGTGAGTCTTGAACTCATACTTCTCCGGAGCGCCTTGCGGCTTGTCGGAAACGGGCTTCTGTTCCGCAGCTACGGGCTGCGGCGCGTTCTGGGGAGCCTTCTGCTCAGGTGCCGACGCGGCCTGTGCGGGCGCGGCGGGAGCCTGTGGTGCAACTGCTTGGCCTTCAGTTGGAGTCGTTTCGGGCGCTGTCAGTGCGGTCATTCGCGTTCTCTTTCACAAGAGTCGGATACAGTTCTGGACACAGCGCGTGGATCATCGCTAGCAGTTGAAGCCCGTAGTTTCGATTGCCCTCTGCAAATGCCATTTGCATTGCATTGGGATTGAAGCTCAGGCGGAAAACGCCGGATTGATCCAGAAGCCGCCACACAATGCGTCGGCCCCGCTTGTTGCCCATGAGCCACTTGAAGTCACCTTCTTCGGTCTCACGGGACAGGCGCTCTCGCATAACCTTCTCGGCCTGCGCACGTTCCTGCCCCCTGATATCGATGGGGTCATAGTTGCTCACGCAAAAACCCTAGCCAATAACAAGGCGGCTACGGGTACAGATAGAAACGCAGCAAGTCAGCGCCGTCGAATATACGCAACGGCTACGCCAAGGTCGGCGGCTCCAATAAGAGGGTACGGGGTGTCGTTGCCGTACTTAATGCCGTAGCCGACGCCACCCTTTACGTTGCTCGGGTCGGGGAACCAGCCCGGCTGGACAAGCCCCTCGTTGACCACCTTGACCAGAGTCCAAGCCGTGGCAATCGACGTAGAAATCGTCTCGACCTCTTCCGCGCTCGGAACGAGGTATGGCTTACGAACCAGAGATTCAACAACCGTTGCGGTATCCGCAACAGAACGCGACAACTGTCGAGCGACAATGCGCGACTCGACGAGCTGTTCGACCTCTAGGACGTTCTGTTTCTGTGCGCCCTCACCGTAGAAGAGCGAAAGCAGCATGGCTCAGATCACCATGATCCTTGCCATGATCGTGCTGTTGTTGATGAGGTTGTAGATGTAGGTGATCTTGGTTGCGCCGTCCTTGTAGATCACATCGAACATGCAGTCGCCAATGCGTGCGCCACCGGACGGGTACTGCAACTGAGCAAACGGCATCAACTCACTGGTTACGAAGTTGTACTTGTAGAACCTGTGGGTTGCGTCCTTTTGGATGTACAGGAAGTTGCCGTTGTAGGCGTAGCGAGTGCCCGTGGTGAAGGTCTCGTTAGCCGGGCCATACACAACACCGCTGACCCATGTGTTTGCGGCAATGTCGTAGTAGTCAAGCGTGCCAACGCCGCCAGCACGAAAGCTGTAGATGCGGCGACCGTTGATGATGGCATTTGTGTTGCTCCACGCGGAGTCAGAGCAATCCCAAACCCAATGACCCGACAAAGCACTTGATGGTGCGGCTGCCCGGGCAGCAACTGGAGTTAAAACAGTCCAAGTGTTGGTGCTGATGCTGTATCGGTACAGGGTGACAGCAAGGTTGCCCATGAGGTAAATAAAGTCATCGTTGCCCTCGATGGAGATGGTGCTGTCGATGTCGGGAGGTGTAGTCCACGCAGCCGTCAACGTGAGCAAAGTTGCCGTGTTGCTTGCAACGGTGCGGATCTGGCCAGCCCCGGTGCCGCTTACGATGCGGACTTGGAAGTTCTTCCACTGGTCAGTGGCCCAGTTGGCAGTCGAATCCTCAACAGCAGAGCCGCCAGTGCCCGTGGCCAAGAACTCATGGAACTTGACGTAGTCGGTGTCAATCCAACTTGGAGTGGCAATAACTCTTGCGTCAGTGCCAATGCTGGCGGCAAGGTTGGTAATGCTGAGGTTGGCAGACCAAGTGTTGGTGGCGAAGTCGTAGAAGCGCCACGTTGAACCCTGCGTACCTCCCGATTGAACAAACCAACGCGGAGTAATCAGTCGATACTTGGTTGCGTTGGTAAATGCGCTTGCCTGCGTATCCACCGTGATGACGGCGTTGGCCCCGGTTGTGTTTCGCACAATGGGCAACGTTGCCCCAGCATTTGGGCCTTCAAGGATGTGGATCGAGTACCCGCGCAGATCACGCGCCAGCGTTTGATTGGTCGTGATGGTGCTGGTCGTTCCTGCGGTAGCGGTAAGGAACGCCACACCAAGAGTTGATCCAGTAGACCACGAAATGGCAGTCCCGCACGCGCCGCCAGTTAGCGTTCCAAGACCGGAGTTCGGGATATTAATCCAACCATCTTCGTCTGGCTGATAAAGCCAAATGGCTGAGTTGCCAGCGAAGTACATTTGCTGCTGGCGATAATGACGCGACGATGCAATGAACATCGACGTATCCTGCGTCACGGGCGCGGTTGCCAAAAACTCCCACCGCTTGAGGTCGAGGATCTTCCTGTTGCCGTTCGTAGTTGCCATTTCAGGTCACCGTGATGTTTCTGCGGAGGCTGTCTGCGGTAAGAACCGAAAAGTCTTTGTAGGCTTGCCCAACGTCAAAGTTCATGGCACCCATGCGAAGCAACTGATTAAGTGTCGCAACTGTGCCCATGCTGCTGTTGCCGTCCGTTGTTACACGCAACTGCATCGCTGTGTTGTAGGTCAACCAGTTCGTCACCTTCGCCATCGACTGGATTGCCATGCGCATCGCTTCAATCGCCTCGATCAACTCGCCGTAACCAGCGACGGGCAGCGGGTTCGTTGCGCTTGCGTCGGCGGCTAGACCATCAGAGCCAACAGAAAGCTTGACGCGCTGGTACATCACGCCACTGACATCGTCGGCAGCAATGTTGATTCCAGACCCCGGAGTGTAACTAACGTTGTCGGCCATTTCAGATTCCGTTGAGGGTGTGGTTCACGAACACCTTGAGGGTGTCGTTCGAGGTCTTGGTGAACGGGGTGCCAAACTCGGCGTGCATCATCAGTGGCTCGCTCGCGCCCGGCGAGGGGTTCGTGATGATGATGTCCGCGATGTTGGATGCGTTGGCTTCCACCTTCGAGTAGCTGACGGCGTAGGTCACGACATCCACTCCGGCTCCCGTGTTGTCAACGTCACTGTCGTTGATCTTCGGGTAGCCAGCCGTAAGCGCCTTCGCACTACCACTCACAAGGCCAACGAGGTTGGCGCGCGTGTTTCCCTTTGCGGGCGACGCGCTCGCGCCGTTGTACATCTCGATGATGCCATCAAAGACGTTGGAGCCATCCGTGAAGTTCGTTGTGGCCGCACCAACTGCACGCTGCGCGTAAAACAGATCGCCCGCGTCGGTGACGATGTTGCGCGTGATGTGCGTGATCTTCCTGCCCGTGTCCTTGTTTTCGAGAACGGCCACGATGCGCGTGTTGATGACTTGCGACAAGAGTCCCTCCGAGCCGTCCGCACTCTTGAGGACGGCTAGCACTTGGTCCTTGATGGTTGCCCGCTCGATCATTCGGCCTTGCTTGCCAGCTTGGCCAGCCACGCCTTGGCTTCCGAAATCTGACCAAGCAGGTCGGCAAGTTCCGTTTCCAGTTCCTGCTTCTGAATCTTGAGGTCCTCGGAGACCACGCCGATGGACTCCTGCATCTTCTGGGCCTCGTTAACCTCCTCAAGCGCCGCCTGAATATCTGCGGTTGCCTGCTTCTTGGCCTCGTCGATGATGCGCGCGGCCTGTTCCTCGGCGTGCGCAACAACGTTCTCGGCCTCCTCCGTGGCTACCTCAGCCATCTTGAGAGCGCGCTCCTTGGCCTCTTCGGTCTGCTTCTTGGCCTCCTCAAGCTCGGCCTTGGCCTTTGCGACCTTGGCTTCAAGCTCGGCCTTGTGCTGGTCAATCTGACCAATCGCCTCAAGAGCATCAGCCGCTTCCTTGAGGGACTCGAACTGACGGGACAGGGTGCGGATCTGCAACGCGGTTTCGATGTAGCTCATCTCAGACTTCCTTCATCAGCAGGTAAACGTCAAGCTTGACCCCAGTGCCAGAGGTCACGCGAGGACGCAGGTAGCGCGTCAACTCGGGGATCATCTCAATGCGATTGTTGTTCAGGACAAGCGCGTTGCCCTGAAGGTCCGTAAGCGTCGCGTAGTTCACTCCGTCGTGCGAACCTTCAATGGTCACTGCGCCGCCACCGAAGCTACCAGCGTCAGGGGAGACAACGGCCTGCACCGAACGGTCTGCACGGTTGGTCCACGGAACAGGCTCGCCGACTGCGTTGTCGCCGACCTCGGTCAAGCCATACCAAACGGTGAGATTGGCGTTGTCCACACCAATCGAAACAGTAGTAGACGCGATAGCCATATCAGACCTCAGTAGCCGTAGGTGAGTTGTAGCCAGAGAACATGTTCATCACATCAGTCAGCGCATTGGGCTGGCCACCCGTAGGCGACTGAGAAAGATCGCGGACCGTTGCGGCCTGCTGCTGAGCCATCGCTGCCTGCTCCTTCGCGGCAAGCGCGGCATTCCTCTGCTCGCGCAGCAACGCCACGTTCTCGCTGGCAACGATGAGGTTCGGGTCCACGCCCAGCATGTCGCTGTAGGCGTCAACCCACTCGTCAGCATCGAACTTGTCCAGCACATCCGGCTTCATCTGGGCAACAACACCAAGGTTGCTCACCAGCCTGTCCACCGAGTTGGTGCCAATAGCCTTCTGCGCCTGCGCCAACATCGAGACGAACTCGACGTTGATCTCCATGCCCTGCAACTCGGGCGGCGGCGGCGGCACTGCGCCAGATTCCAACATGCGCAGGAACGTGGTCTCGATCATCGGATCGAGCATCTCGTTGTGCACGCGCTCCAGCACCGGGCCAAGCTGCACCAGCTTCTCCTCGGACCGCATCGCCACCTCCGTGGCCGTCATGCGCGTGTCAACAGCATTAGCCAACATCAGGAACAGGTCCGCGTGGAACGCACTGCGAATGCGCTCGCGAACGTCCTGAATGTCCTGCAACAGGTGGTTGAGGTTGAGGTTCACCTCGAACGCGGTGCGGATGCCGCCCTGCGGGCTCGACGAATCCACATAGGAGATGCCACCCGGCAAGGTCTCGACATCCCGGTTCTTCATCGAGGTCGGGACCTGCAACGGCGGCTTCGTCTGGTAGTCGATGCCCTGCGCCTTGCGAAGCTGCTCATGCTGCAACTGCTTGATGTCGCCGAGCGCCTCCATGCCGGGCGAGTTGCCGTAGATGTCGCCGCCGCCAACGGCCCACCTCGGGACGAGCACCGGGAAGTGCTGGAAGCCCGACTCGCGCAGGAACTTGTTCTCCTCCGCGCCGATCTCGAAGTAGCAAGACTTCCACGGCATGTTGACCGCGTCCCTCTTGCGAACGTCACGCTCGCGCACCTCGCGAGGCTCGATGGCGTGGATGACCGTGATCCACTGATCAAGGCTGCCACGGTCGAACAGGTTCTGGACGTTCTTGCTACAGTTCTCGTAGCCGAACTCCTGCACAAGCTCGGCGACGGTCTTCTCGAACTCGCGGTAGAACGTGTCCACCCGGCCTCGATAATCCGTCGAGATAGCAAACTCGCCAACGGTCACGGGGTAGTGGTGGATCACCCGGTCGTAGTCCGGCAACAGGATGCTGCTCGTCGTGCCGAACGCACCCAACTCCTCATACATCCCGTGCAACGTGCGATAGGTGTTGCTGCGGCTGAACACCATCAGCATGCGCTTGGTCACATCGTCAAGCCAAAGCCTGACCGTGTGGAACTTGTTCAACTCCGGGTCGGCAGTGCTAAGGCGGAACCACGGCCTCGCAGGGCTGGTGGCACCCGCCATCATGCCCGAGCCAAGGACCTTCAGCGCCCTCGTCCCCGTGTTGTCGTAGATCGCGTTGTGGCGGCGGTCGCCACGGTTGCGGTCCTGCACAAAGTACCGCCCGTTGCGGGGCAGAAGATACTGCGTGATCTCCTGCCAGTGCGCCCACCAAGTCGCACGCTCAGACTTCAGCGATCCCCAACGAGTGAGGAGCTTGTCCCGGCGCGGCGACTTAGGGTGCGATTCTCCGAGCGTGTACTGGTTCATGTCACATGCCCAACATGGTCGTGCGGCCCAAAGTCAGGTCCTCGGGCCTAACGCCCTGAGCGCCCGTTAGCATCGTGCTTGCTGACCCTTGGCCAGCGCCCTGCTGCGCAGCTTCCATAATCGCGTTAACGTCCGGCTTCTTGCGGTTGGCCATCGCCATCGCCTGCTCGCTCGAACGCTGCTGGCTAAGCGCCCGCGCCTCGGCCTGCTTCTGCGCCTGCTCCTGATTGCGCATCGCCTTCTGCTGAGCCTTGCGGCCCTTCTCGCCGGAGTAGATCGAATACCCGGCCTGCCCTGCACCAAGCACGGCCAGAGCGCCAAGAGCCGCAGCGGTTGAAGAAAAGACTGGCATCAGATCACCTTCATGTGCGTGCGTTCCACGGTTTGGTAGTTCATCCGGCCCAACATGTCGGCAACGCCGGACTTACCGTCCAACGCGATATCCGACATAACCAAGAACTTGGCCCCCTGCGCCTTGCCCCACTCCTCGAACTTACGCAGGAGCCGAATACCGATAGGGCCGCGATACTTTGGCATAACCCACCAAGCCATCTCGACGGCGGTCGGCACGTGCGGCTGGCACCATAGCGAGGACATAAGACCGATAATGGTGCCCACTACCTCGCCATCGACATCGGCCACGAAGATCATCGCGCCTGCGTCCATTAGCCGATGGATACCCGTGGCGCAGCTAAGCTCGTCGAACGGCACGGTGCGGCTATATCCCATCTCCGAGAAGAAGTGCGAGCCGACCTGCACCAACTGATGCACATCGGTTTCGGTGGCTTCTCTGATAATGGCCATTGGGTTAACTTATGCTGTATCCATGGGCAACGGGTACACTCACTTCAGGGCATACGGATCGTAGTCCTTGATGCGCTTCTGCCTGCCTGCCTCGTCCAACGGGTCGCGCCTGCGGATAGGGGCAGCGAACGTTAACGCCAACGCATCGGCCATGTCGGGGGACTTGCCGCCTTGCAGGCGTTTCTTGATATCCTCTTTCGCCTCCAGCACTCGACGGCCTGAGGTGTCGTACCAGTAGATCGGCGTGGCCAACTCCTGCTTCAGGTCTACGTCGTTCGGGATAGCGCCGCCGTTGCGTATCCACTGCGCCATCTCCCACCACATTTCAGCGCGACGGTTCGCATATAGGTTGGGCTGCACCGCCTTACCCCCGAACGGCACCTCGATAACGTCGTAGCGCAGCATGCGCAGGCGGTCGATAACCCCGGCTCCAGCCCCGCTATCGATAAAGACCGCGTCAGGCTCCCAGTCCTCGATAACGTTGGCGACCCTCGACGCTAGGTCCATGTTATCGATGCCCTGATAGACGCGGAACGGATAAGCTTGCAGCCCCCAGCGTTGGGCTATCACGCTGCGGTCATCGCCAAACCGCGCAGGATCGACGCCTAGCACCTTCGGCGCACGGTCGAGGTCTTGGGGTAGGTACTCGCGACGAGCCGCTGTTTCGGCGTCCAGCAGGCTCACAAGCTGGTCGCTGCCCGCCGCCGAGAAGTCGCATAGGTACTCGCGAGCGAACGACGCTTCTGGGGTATCGCGGCGCAGGCGCTCCACCTCGTCCTTATCGATAGCCTGCGTGTCGTAGACGGTATAGCGCGCACTATGCCACTCGGGCGTCGCCTGAGCCTTATAGAACAGTTCGCTGAATAGGTTGACGCCGCTCGGTGTCCCGATAAAGAGCGCCCAGCCTCGGCGGTCGGACAACATAGGCTGGACGATATCCTGCCAGACCTCTGGCCTAACCTGCGCGACCTCGTCGATAACGACGCCGTCAAGTCGGGCACCGCGTAGCGCGTCGGGGTTATCCGCGCCCAGCACCTTGATGGTCGCCCCGTTATGCGTGAAGGTTATGGCGAGGTCGCCCTCGTTAACGTCGCAGGCGCTAACGCGGCGCAGCCCTTCGAGCCGGGCCTTTAACCTAGCCCAAGCCAGCAGCTTCGCCTGCTTGAGATAAGGCGCGATGTACGCGAACAAGGCCAGCGGCTGCTTCGTTTGCAGCGCGGCGTTGATTAACTCCATCAAGGCTAGCTCGGTCTTGCCCGCTCGGCGATGCAGAGCCAGCACACGGAAGCGCGTGCGGTTAAGGTGGACCTGACGCTGCCAGTCGCGCGGCTCATAACCCAGCCGGATAGTGTCAACCATCAGCAGGCTCGTCCATCGTTATGTGCTGCTGCTCTACGGTCGGCACCCCGGTGATAACCTGCAACTGCACTCCGCCAGCATGATCCACGCCGACGCGGTCGCCATACTTCTTCGGGTTCCACTTAGCCAATAACTTGAGCCGCTGCTCGACCTGAATGCGCCGCCACTGCACATAAGCCGGATCTATCCTCGAACCGTCCTCGGTACGCTCCGGCTCCTCGTCGATCATCGCGATAGTATCCTCGGCAATCGCATCAGCACCTGCGTCGCGCGCGCGTGCGAAGCGTTCGGCGAATTCTTTATCCTTCCTCACCCATTCGTAAACCGCTCCCCACGAAGGCTTGTTGGGTTGTCTGCAATAATCCCGCAGAGTTCTTCCGTCAGTTATCCACTCGATAACCTCGTCGGCGTAGACCTGAGGCACAGGTTCAGGTGGCCTGCCCACTGGCCTCGTTATCGTTGGCAACTGGGACTCTTCGCCAGTCGTGAGCGACTTGTGCGCGTAGCTGGTAATTCGCGACCTTTTGGACATAGCTTCTCTTGAGACCTAACTCGCGAGCGATGGCACCATAACTCCAGCCCTCGTCCTCGCGCAGTTCTCTGATTCTGTTGACGATAACCTGCGGGACCCGCGAGTTATGGTGTCCCTCGTTGATCCTGTGCCCGTATTCGTTAACGGGAACAAGGCGCGTGCGTTTCAACGCTTCTTCTTCTTAAGCATCGCAGCCCAAGGCGTTTTGCGCTTTGCATCTGCGGCGTTGAATTCTTTTGCAACCGATTGCGCGATACCAACCTTCTTGGCGAAGGCCGGGTTGTGCGCTGCTGCGGCCATTAACTTTGCCTGCGCTGCGGATTTACTGGGCATAGTTAGGTTTCCAGTGGACCGAAAATGGGATAAGCAATCGCCTGAACTCGTTCCTCGTTAACGCGACGAGGATAACCAGATGGCCTAGCAGGTTTCAGCGGCTGGATTCTGGGGTCCCCATTTTCCGCGATATAAAGCTCGCGAACGAGGTCGAGCTTTTCAGTTTCGAGGGTAGTTATCGTTGCGTCCTGAGTAGATACCTGCGAAGTTAAATCAGCAATAGTTGCGTCTTTTGCAACGATGCTAGCATTCAGGCTAGCGATAGTTGCCGCCTGCGATGCGATAGTAGCGTTCGCAGCTATCAGGTCGGCGCTAACGTCGAGGAGTTCGTTATACGAATCCTCATAGGTGTCCACCATGTTCCAGATATTGTTAATGGCTACTGTTCCCTCTTCGTCGTAGCCCCAAGTGCCCCAGTCGCTAATTTTGAAGCCTTCCATCGTCGCGGCGTCCGCGATCAATAGCTTCAGGTCCTCGACTTCTGCATTCGTCAGAATGGTCATTCTTGGTCCTCGTCTATGGCATCGGCGCAAGCGCGAAGCACCCGATGCATAAGGCGGTCGAAGTCCTCGCGCTCGGCGTCCTCGTCGAAGTAGAGAGCGAGGATTTCCCCCAGCAACTCGCGCAGGGCCAATAACTCAGCGGCTACGGCAGCGCCTTCGAGGTTGCATGGCGCAAGGTCCACGTTCGTGCGACCCTTGACCATCTGAGATAACCGCTTGCCTCTAACGCGCACTAGGCACCGTCCTCGTCGTTATCACGCAGCCGCTCGCGCAGCCGTTCGAGCTTCGCCCACAACAGCACCGACCAGCCGCATACGTCTTCCAACTCCTGCTCGATCTCGTTAAGCAGGTTATCCACTGGCAGGTCAAGGCTGGCGTCGCCGTAGATGCGTGCGCCCTCGACCAGCCTTGCGCGGACCTTGGAGACGAACTTGTCGAGCGTGACCTCGATGGGGTGCTGCATGCAGTACGGTGTAGCGGGATTCTGATGCGGTGCAAGAAGTTGGCCCCCTCGCCGAAGGCCAAGAACAGGAAACTCGAAAAAAATTTTCGGCTGCAAGTGCTGCAACTGCAACGACTTGCGACGGCTCGCCGACCACAACCCAAGTTGTTGTTGGCTCACTGCCGATGGTGTGTATAATAGGGGCATCGAGCGCGGAACGCCGCGAACGACACCGATCTTTGACAGTGCGAACGACCTGAACCTGCCTGCCGGACCGCAGGGCGCAATCGACAGTAGCGCCCGACCGACCAACCCGACAGTCAGGCCAACGACCCGAAGCAAAGGGCGCAGGTAGTGGGGAACGGACGCGAGTCCGCAAACTCCCGAATGTGGTCTGGTGCGTAGAGCGCACCACTGACGATGGCCTCGGACAAGGCCGAAACCACTACCCGATGATAACCATGAACCTTCCAGTGTTTACCCCTGAGCCGCTCACCTTCACCAGCGCCGTGCTTAACGGTCGCGACCCTAGCCGCCGCGCTTACCGCTGCGAGCACAAGAGCAGGAAGTTCACCATCAACATCGACGGCAACGTCATCACCATCCGCGAGTATGTCGAGTGGGATGGCGCGTTTATCCGCTCCACGGTGACTAAGGCCAAAGCCGACCGAATCACCAAGGCCCAGCAACTTGTCGAACGCATTACCAACAAACTCTGATCCATAACGAAAGCAACAACATGCACTACTACTCCATCACGACCGTCACCTCCCACCGCCTCTTCAGTGTCCTGCTCGCCGCGTACAGCGGCACCAACATCAAGCCCGAGCGTTGGCAAGTCGCGGAAATGGCTCGCGATCTAGCCTGCGCCTTGAACGATAACCTTGAGTGCAAGCTTGGCAGCCGCAACTACATCTCAGGCAACGATATCGAAGACGCCATCGACGTTTTCCTCCAGCAGCAGCAACTCAACGAGACCGTCAAGCAGATCCTTGATAACCAGAAGAAGTAACCATGAGCCAGCAAACCATCACCGTCGCGTCGATTGACGTATTCGCAGCCCTTATCGCCAAGTTCGTACAGGAGGGCCTCACCTTCGAGGCCAGCGACGATAAGGACGGCGGCTTTGTTATCCAACTTACCGGAGGGTTCTAAAATGACCGACGATAACCAAATCACCATTCCCGATATCTACTGCCCAGCATGCGGCCACTACGACCATGCCAAGTACGGCAACATCGGCAAGCTGCTGTTCTTGCAGTGCGGCCAGTGCGGAACCGATTTCGTGGCCAAAGACAAAACGTAGAAAACCAAAACTAACTACCCCCTAAATTTCCATGACCGCAACGAAGAAAACCAAAGCGTGCTTCCTCTCTCAGTTCCATGGCCGCGAAGGCGGCACCTACGTCGTGATCACGGCGTGTGGTCGCTGGGGACGCGGACCGACAATCCTTGAAGCCAAGCGCAACTGCCAGCAGCAGGGCGCTCGCAAGTTTGCGCCAGACTGCGTGCTGGTTGCATGGCAGGCGCTCGATGAGCGTGGCCTGCCCGGCGTCGATGGCGACGGCTGCCTGAGTTACTACGGCAAGCTGGACTACCTCTGGAGGCCCAGCGACGCACGATAACGCCGCGCCCTTTGGGGCGCAGAAAGAAAAACAACGATGACAACCGAACTGACACACGCCTCTCTAGCCTTGTTCCTGACTCTGGCCCGCGACTCGATGGATTGGAATGGAGTCCCGCTGTTCGAAGGCAGCAAAAGGCAGTGCGGCAACCTTAGCGACCTTAAAACGAAGGGCCTACTGTCCACGCAGCAGGACGAGGAGAACCGCCTTTGCCACTGGGTAATGTTCAGCGAGTCTGGCAGGCAGCTTGCCGCCCAGCACGGCATCAACATTCCCGACAACTAACTCCGCGCCCTTCGGGGCGCTCGGTATGCGCAGTGGTGCTGCGCACTGATGAGGCCCAGCCAAGGCCGAAACCGAGAACTAGCATGAACATCAACGACACGCTCAATCATCACAAATCGCGTTTGCTCAACATTCTGGGCGAGCAGCCCGGCGCGACGGTCTACACTCTGATCACCAAGCGCAGCGATACCTCGCGCCGCGTGCGTCTGTTTGCCTGCTGCGATAACAAGCTGCACGAAATCACCAGTTCGGCAGCGGTACTTATCTTCGGCGCAAAAGTCCAGCGCGGTGACTGGGGATCGCGTACCCGCCTCAACCCAGAGGGCCTTCGGTTCGAGGGCTGCGGTTACGACGTAGGCAACCATGCGATTGGGTTTCTGGCCTTCCAGCTTCACGGCAGCGAGGACGCGCTGAAGGAGCAGTCCCTGTGACCACTGATCCCATCTACGAGTTGCCGTTCTGGGATTATCACCTCGACATGCGCATGGAGGAGTTTGTCCGGCGCATGGCCGACGATCAAGGCATGACGCACAAGTGGCGCGCCGAGACCGACATGGAGTGCGTGATATTACTCAGCAACATGCGCAAGTCGCGCATCACCGATAGGCCGGAAACCTCGCATGAGGAACGGCTGATTGCCGCCAAGCTTATTGGCAAGGCGCTATCGCTTCGACTTCTGATTGGAACCTACAACGAACTCAAGGAACAACAATGACCGCTACCATCAAACCTTTCAATCACTGCGAAGGCGCTCGCGTGCGCGTCTACCGCAACCTCCGCAACAACAAGCTGAGTGTGCAGGACAAGGTCACGCGCCGAGTCATCGGGCATGTCGATCACATTGATCTGGTGCAAGCGCGTTTCATCGTGTCGCGCACCGGAGTCGAGCGCATCCGCGCAACCAAGCGCAAGCGCGTCGTTGCATTCGTCGAAGGCACCATTCAACGCTTCGACGGCTCGCATGTTCTGCATAACCGCGTTCAGTTTAATCCGTACCGCTGGGACACGTTCGTCGATACGGATGGACACGGCGTTGAAGCGGCTGCGGAGATTGTCGTGAACAGCACCGGATGGATGTGGGCCAACGGCCTGCGCTGGTCGCACTGCTGACCCTAACCCATGAATACCATGAACGAAATCAAACTCTACGCTCAGTGGAGCGTCATCAATAACGCCTACATGATTCTGTTCGGCAGTGCGCCGTGCGGACTTGGATCGACCGAACGAATCTTCTGGCCCAACCTAGCGGAGTTGGCGGTCGAGTGTGCCGCGCTTGGTCTCAGGATGCGCCCGAGTGGGCGCGGGATCACGCGGCGTTGGTATCTTGAAGTTAACGAGTAAACATTAGGAGAAAAGCATGACTACTACCCCGATTCATCCGTTCCAGAAAGCTGGCCTTGGCATCGCACCGTTCCGGGTCCTCGCATACGAGTGCCGTCGCGGCCCGATCAAGCGCGTCGAGAACGGCGTGCTCGTCACGTACGGCAGTCCCGGCCAGCCAGTTACCGCGTGCGAGTACTGCTCGACGCCGATTGTGCACGTGTACATCATCGAGAGCAGTGACGGCAGGGAGTTCGTTGTTGGCTGCGAGTGCGTGCGCAAGACTGGCGACGCGCACCTCCTCAAGCAAAGCAAGCAGCACCTTGGCGAGTTCCGAGCCAAGCAGCGCGAGGCCCAGCGCGTAGAGCGCAAGCAAGTGTGGGAGAATCAGCGGCGCGTCGAGGTGGACGCGCAGAAGCGCGAGTGGCTCGCCGCCAACCCATGGTGGAGCCCGTTTGCCGCGAAGCATGGACAGAATCAGTTCGTGCAGTCGCTGGCCAATACGCTGCACCTCTGGGGCACGCTCAGCGAAAAGCAGGTGCAGTTTGCCCAGCGCCTGCTTGTTCAGCTTGACGTTCCAAAAGTCCCGGTGCCCATCACCGAAGGTCGCACGCGCGTCACTGGCACCATCGTCAGCATGCGCACCGACCGGAACGGCTACGGCAGAGTCGAGACCAAGGTTCTGCTCGACGTTACGACCGACGCAGGCGCGTACCGATTGTGGGGCACGCTGCCGGACGGCGCGTACAGGGCGGTGCGTGGCGACACGCTGGCCTTCGACGCAATCGTGCAGCGCAGCGACAGGGACGTTGCGTTTGGGTTCTACAAGCGCCCGACCAAGGTCGTGCTGACTCCGGCAGAAGCGGGGGTGGAGGCATGACCTCCGCCCAACTCGACAGTGACCGCCCGTACTGGGCAATCCACAAGGAGACGGCGCACAAGTTCGACTGCTTCGAGGACTTGTGCAGGTTTATCTCAAGCCTGAGTCCGATAGTGCCGATAACCCTGCCGCTCTACTTCGGATACTTGCCGCCTCCAACTTGCGGAGCGGACGGTTCCATAACTTTCGATCCAGCAAGATTAACTTGGGTACTTAAGATTAACACGGGAGATAAATAATCATGGACAACTCGATAATTAGCCCGACTTGGATTGTGCGCGGTAATACCCGCAAAACAATCGAAGTCGGCGAACTACGCAACGAAACGGAAGGGGGGCGCTGGGTGTTCTGGTACTACTCCTGCCGCGCCGAAGTGTTCAAGGGCTGCACTACGGCTAGCTTTCACTGGACCTACGAACAAGCCGAAGCCGAAGCGGAACGCCGCTGGCAGGCACGATTGGAGGGCGCATGTTCCAATATCTGATCGCCGCCATCCTGTCCGCTTTGACTCTGGCCTACCTCGCCACCGCGCAGCGCCCCACCATCGAGCAAATCGATGCGTACCGCAAGGAACTGCGCCCGTTGCTCGACGCGATTCGACAGGTCGAGTCGGGCGGCAACGACGAGGCCACTGGAGACGGCGGCAACGCCATCGGCGCATACCAAATCTGGATCGCCTACTGGTCCGACGCCGTCGAGTGGGTGCCGGACCTCAAGGGCGAGTACGAAGGTTGTCGTGCGCGCTGGTACGCCGAGCGCATAATGATCGCATACTGGCACCGTTATGCACGCCGGGCGCTCATCGATGGCGACTATGAAAAGCTGGCCCGGGTCCACAACGGCGGCCCCAAGGGCCACCTCAAGCAGGCAACCGAGAAGTACTGGGACAAGGTAGTCAGGCTGCTTGAGGACTGAGCGCGCCACGTTCGGGAATGGCGGGCGATCTCGGTGGGGGCGGTGGGGTAGTAGCCCCCCCACCCCGCCAGCCTCTAGAAAAGCCAGCTAACCATCACGCAGAACCCGATCCACCAAACCATGCAGAACCACACGGCGAGCGCCCACACGGTCAGGCGTCCCCAGTTGATGTTTTGCTTGTTCATCGTTCCCTCTCCACCAAATCGCGCACTTGCTTGCGCATGATGTTCCATGCGTTGCACCAGCCGCAGACCTCGCCGGAACTGTCCCAAATGCCCGGCTTCATGTGGCGATGGGAGGGAGCGTTGCCTTCAGGGCGTCCATCAAAGTACCTATCGCTGACGCCGCAGCGCAAAACTTCCTCGGCGGCATCAAGCAGGTTCTGCATCCGGTCAAAGTGCATCAGCACCCGGTGACTAAGCTGCCGCAGTCCGGCCCAGCTAATATTCTTATCCGTCTCTCCGCGAAAGTCCTTCAGGATTTCTTCAAGCTGCTCTTTCTTCACGACGATCCCCCTCTTTTCGTTCGGTACGCCACGCACTCGGTGCAGGCACACGCCAAGCTTCCCAAGGGCATGTTGGGCATGTGGGTGACAGGCTTCTGGTAGACGGAGGTCTTCTTGGCCACCCACTCAGCCTTGAATCCCACCCAGCCGCGTAGGACACACTCCGACACGGCATCTTTCAGTTCCCAGCCAGCCTTCTGGGCCTCCCCCTCGATCAGGCGCAATGCGCCGGAGGTCAGGGGTGCCCGCTTGGCGCGGCGCAACTGCACGAAGTTAATCCAGAGGGCCTCGGGCACCGAGTCGGGGCGTTGCGCCTCCGACAGGGAGCGGGCGGTGTATTCTCTCTTCTCTGGTTTTGGTTTTGGTTTTGGTTGGTTGGACGTTTGTTCAACGTCCGTTGAACGTTCGTTGGACGGCTGTTGAACGTCCGTTGGCGGAACGCTCTGGCGACGCGCTGCGGAGGCTAGGCCAGCCTTGGCTGCCTTGGCGGACTTGTCCCGGTACTGCTGGAGGGTGTCCTCGACGCGCTTGTTGGTCCAGCCACGACCCTCGACGAGCACAAAGAACTCGCCCAGAACGGCCTTCACCTCGGCCTCGTTCGACGGCAGCCCAACCTGTCGTGCAACGACCGTTGGACATTCGTTCAACGGACGTTCCTGTAAGTAGTACCAGTCTAGCATCCTGCGGTAAGCCAAATCCTCCAGCGGCGTTAAGTGACGGGTGTGCGCGGCGTAGTCGCCAACGTGGAATGGGTAGTATTTCACGGTGGCTGCCTCAGGCGCTACGGCCACCCTTCATCAGGTCCCGCAGCAACTGCCGACGTTTCCGAACGCCTTCCGCCGTGCGAGCATTTGAGCAAGAGACGCACGTGCAGTTGATGATCCAACGTAAGGTGCCGCCACAAACCTTGCAGGGCTTCCCTTCGTACTTGGTCTGGCCTTCCATCGCGGCCTTGGTTCTGGGTGATTCGTTCATGGCCCCCTGCATACGGGGCAGCGTGGCACGGTCAACCAGAAAGAGCACAATCTTCCGCTGGCAGGCGGGGTTGAGGCCCAGTCGCCGACTAACGCACCGCAATATTAGTTGACCATTTAATTAACTCGGCCATTTTTGATCGAAAGTGGCCCAACTTCCATCAAAAAGATCGAACCGAAAGTTTAGCTATTCTCAGAAGACGCAGCCTTCTTGCCGCAATCGAAGGCCACGCTGACCCCCATGGTCATCCATTGCAAAAATAACATTCGGACATGCTCGCCATGTTCGTACGCTTCGTTTGTGTCGGAAAACTTGCACAAGTCATGTAGCGATTTGCTAACCGCTTGCGCCAGAGCAGCAAACTCTGGCCGCTTACCAACGGCGGTTTCGTAAATCTTAGCTTCCTCAATGTTCACGTTTTTGTCCCCTCTATCAAAAGTTGGCGGCGAACTTTGAATAGCGCCGCTGGCTATTCAGTTCGTCCGCACAACGCAGCCTTCAGAGCCGCCCATTCGTCCCTTCCCGGTTGCACTGATACATAGCGGAGCCTGCTGTCGATGTCCTCGGCTTC